AGAGCGTTGGGGTAGTTACTATCGTCCTTGGGGACTAGAAGCACCTGCAGGAGCAACCGCGGAAAAACAAACAGCTACTACTGAAACTAGAGCACCCGCAACCGCCCCCGTAGCAGAAACTTCAGCACCATGGGAAGATGACGCTGTAGCAGCCGCAGAATCAATTAAGATTCCAACAGCACAACCTTCAAGCGACAAAGCACAAGACATTCTAGCAATGATTCGTGCTAGACAAAACAAGTCTTAAAAGGTAGTAGGGAGCATGCTCCCTACCTAAGGAGAACTCCATGACATTACCAGACGAAAGATACCGCGCCATTAAGCAAGGTAAAAAACTATTGGAAGAATTATGCGATCCAGGTAAGACACCTCGTGTACCTAGTATCATTAGAGATAGGGCTAGAGGTGCATTACGTCATTATCCAAATGATTGGGAATTAGAATCTATCGCAGAAAAATGTCCAGATATACTAGACAAGCAAACATTTAGTGTATATACTAACGGTGTACACGTAAAATAAAAGGAATATAAAATGAAATACCTAGAAAAATTAAACAAAGTAAATGAATCATTTACCATCAATCGTTATACTAATGGTTATATGATTGAAGTAGGTGGTAGAGATTCAGAGAATGATTGGAAGAATTACAAATTTCTTTGCACTACTGATGAAGAACTCTTTGCTGTAATCAAGGAAGCATTAGCACTAGAATTGGATAATTAATATGGCAAAACCATTTGATATTAGTAAGTTCCGTAAGGACATTACAAAAAGTATTGAAGGTCTATCAATAGGATTTAACGATCCTACTGATTGGATCTCGACAGGAAATTATGCTCTCAATTATCTCATTAGCGGCGACTTTAATAAAGGCGTTCCTCTTGGTAAAGTTACTGTCTTTGCCGGAGAGTCAGGCGCAGGAAAAAGTTTCATCTGTTCAGGAAACCTCGTCAGACACGCACAAGAACAAGGAATCTTTGTAGTCTTAGTTGACTCTGAGAATGCCCTTGACGAAGCATGGCTACACGCACTTGGTGTATCCACTGCAGAAAATAAACTATTAAAACTAAACATGGCAATGATTGACGAAGTAGGAAAAACTATTTCTATGTTCGTTAAAGATTACAAAGCACTACCTGAAACAGATCGTCCTAAGGTATTGTTTGTAGTTGATTCATTAGGTATGTTATTAACACCCACGGACGTTAATCAGTTTGAAGCAGGTGATATGAAAGGTGACATGGGTCGTAAGCCTAAAGCACTAACAGCACTTGTTCGTAATTGTGTTAATATGTTTGGTTCACTGGGCATTGGCTTAGTAGCAACTAATCACACCTATGCTTCACAAGATATGTTTGATCCAGATGATAAAATCTCAGGCGGTCAAGGTTTCGTTTACGCATCAAGTATTGTAGTTGCTATGAAGAAACTAAAACTTAAAGAAGATGAAGATGGTAATAAGATTAGTGATGTACGAGGTATTCGTGCCGCATGTAAGATTATGAAAACTCGCTATGCGAAACCATTTGAATCTGTTCAAGTTAAGATTCCTTATGAAACAGGCATGAGTCCCTATTCAGGTCTACTAGATATGATTGAGAAGGCCGAACTTGTTAAGAAAGAAGGTAACAGTCTTGTCTACACAACACTTGATGGTGAAATTATTAAGAAGTTTCGTAAAGGATGGGAAGCTAATACTGACGGTTGCTTAGATATAGTAATGAGCGAGTATAGTCAAAAATCATCTACAAAGATAAGTACTGTAACACCTGAGGAGGAGGGTACAGAATGAGTTTAGATTTTGTTGCTGAAGTTTGGGATGCACTACGCACACACATTGATTTCAATGACCGTAGTGATGCCGCAGATACACTTATCAATCTATTGATTGACAACAACTACGAAACCGACGATATCAAAGATGCGTTCAAAGGCGACAAGGAAGTGCTTAAGGCATTGAAAGGTTATGCGGAACAACACGATGATGTTGAAGATGACTACGAAGAAGAAGACGAAGACCAAGACGATTGGAATTAAATGTCAAATTGGTATACAAGGATCACCGCTAATTTAGTTGTGATACCCGATTTTATTTCACACTATGACAATGAAATAATTTCCGCAAAAAGTGATGTAAAGGTATACGGCAATCTTGAAAAGAATATTGCCGCATTACCCGGAATCACAGAACATAGATTTAACCAACTACAAGAGATAGAAGCAGTATTAAATTATCTCAATATTCAATTACGGAAAATTCGCCGAAAGCATTTTCAAAAATACTTAGAAGCGTATAATAGAGCATTGACAAGCCGTGATGCTGAGAAGTATGTTGATGGTGAGGATGAAGTAGTTGACTTTGAAACACTTATCAATGAAGTAGCATTACTACGCAATCGTTGGTTAGGTATAATGAAGGGCCTTGAAGCTAAACAATGGCAAATGGGACATATCGTAAGATTACGCACAGCAGGCATGGAGGATATCACAATTGGCTAATACATATAGCAGTAACACAATAACATTGACTGGATCTGGAGGTAGTGGGATGAATTCTATCAGTCCGCACTCTATAAGCCCGTTATCTATAAATTCATTATCACATAACTCATCTATTACGTTGGATGATACTTATCTTAATAATTTGTTTAAAAACATTAATAGAAGTGACTATGTAAAAAGATATGAAGTAATAGAAGCCACTGAAGATATATTAGCATTAAGTGTTGCTTGGAAACGATTGCGTGATACAAAAAATGAATCAATACAAACTGGTATTACTACATTATTAGATGATAACTTATTCAGAAAAATAGAAGAACCTGACAGGATTCGTGCTAATGAGATAAGAGATTATTTCAGCAAAAAAATTATGTTATGGACTCTTAAAAGTGTTAAGTTATCCGCCTATAGACAAGACCTAAATAAATTTATTCATGGTGATGGCAAAAAAGTCACAGAAGAATTGTTACCACTCATTTATAGATTGCCTGAGTTCTACGAATATGATGTTCAATTCGACCAGTTCAAAAGAGAAGTTAATGTAGAAATAACTAATTTTGGTAAGATAGATAGTGTTAAAAAAATCACTACACTAACTCCTGTTACAAGTTTTTACAAAACCAACAAACGGGTAAAACATTTTGAATATTGGTTAAAGGATAACAATGACAATGCTCATTTGATTACAATCGAACCAAAGAATCCGTTAAAGCATATTTGGGATAAGATTTTTACTAATGGTCAATTACGTATTGAAGCTACATGCTACCCTAAAAAGTATGATGAATTACAATACTTTCAGTTACTAAATTGGTCGGTAGCCTAAATTTGACAATAAATGGCTTTTAGTATACAATAGAGTTTTATTCAGTTGAAAGGGTCTTATGGGTTACAAAGTTGTTGCTGACAAATATCAGATGGACGAAATGCGTACAAAGTATGGTCCACGTAACGGTCTAGAAGGACCGTTCAATTTCTCCGGAAGAGTGTTGTATTATGACAACAAAGAAGGCCAATACTACGATCCTAGGAGTGATTTCTACGTGGAACAGTCAGAAATGAATGAAATTCATGCTAGTTTGATAGCCAAAATTTGACAATAAATGGATTTGGCGCTATAATAGAATCTTAGACAGTAAAGAAAAGGACTACGAAATGACTACAGAATTCAAATCTTGGGAAGAATTGACAACTTTAGAGCAGTATTCCAGCATCTACTGGGATATGTATAAAGATGCTTTTGGCATTCGTCCCCGAGGTATTGATACTTCTGCCTGGACTGAAGCAGACTTTCAGGCCGAGTTTAAAGAGTTGGGTGAGGTCATTGACCGTGAAGAAAAGATCCGTGTTGCGGCACAAGAAAATGCAATGTTCTCTTTTGAGAAAAGGGTTGATGACCTAATCTTTTCAGGTGCCAGAGACCGTGCAACAGCAATTCGCTGGATCCACGAAGCTGAGGACACCCAAGGTGATGATGAGTATTTGTGCTATACTTTGGGCTTGCCCTACATGTACTTTCGTAAGGTAGCATAATTTGACAATAAATGGCATTCATGCTATAATACTTGTATTGATTGATTAACACACAGGAGAAGCTATGTCTACAGTTCGTATTTTGTCAGGTTCATATCG